AATAGTGTTGGATCCAGGAAATTTGTTTCATGGAGTTTCTGAAATTTTTTCGGGGGAGCGTCATACTTTTGTTATGAATTTGTGGGATAGGGAATTGAAAAAATAAATTGTTCTTTTAGCTTGCCAATTCAAGTTTTATATGGTATAATATAGTTATAATAAAAAAGGGTAAAAAATGTGAAAGGTATAACTTGCGGAGCGTTTGATTTATTTCATGCAGGACATGTCCTTTTTTTAAAGGATTGTAGAGATAATTGCGATACACTAGTTGTCATGTTACAGGAAGATCCTAGTGTTGATCGTAAAGAGAAAAATAAACCGATTCAGTCTTTATTTGAAAGAAAAATTCAACTTGAAGGTTGTAAGTATGTTAATGATATTTTAGTATATCAAACAGAAGAAGAATTGTATAATTGGTTAGAATGGATAAAGTGGGACATAAGATTTTTGGGTTCTGATTATGAAAATAAGTCTCCTGAGGAAATAACTGGTTTTGGACTTGGTCCAATTAAATATTTTAGTAGAGATCATGGTTGGTCTAGCACAGAACTTAGAAATAGAATTAAGGACTTGTAATTGTTGATCCATAAACAGTTGACATTAGGGACAGGGGTTCGATTCCCCTCACCTCCACCATTATGGGGGTGTACATGGATTTCGACCGATGGGACAATGGTTGTGGGGAGATTACCTGTGGTCGTTATCGCCAATAAGGATAACAAAAGTAAAAGGCAATACTATAAATTACGCCATGGCCGCCTAATAGGTGATGCCGGGGTCAATGGGGAACCTGTCAACAGAATCCCCTACTATAATCCCAAGTGTCTACAGTAGATCCAAGCGATTATAGGAAGGTGAGGCGGCCACCGATGAGATATAAGAGTCGCCACGATTTAAGGAGGGTAAAAAATGATTAATACTTACGGATTACAAAAGATGTCCAGTATGGACTATTATCGAGTATTTCAGGAGGTGCAATCAATAAAGGCGGCTTCAAGAGCAGAATTGGCAACTCAGTTGTCTATTCACGAAAGAGAGAAGAAACATATTTCTACTAACGAAAATGTTAGTATGATGACTGGACCCAAAAATATGGGTTCTATTTTAGATGTAACAGTTTAAAAACCTTATAAAGTGTATGAAAGATGAAAACGGAGAATTGTATGTTAAGTGGAATTACTGCAACAGCGTTAAGTAGATATCAGGAAGCGACTAGACAAATTGAAGAATCTATGCAGAGATTGGCATCAGGAAAACCTGAACTGAGTTCACATGATGAAGTTAGAGTTAGTCGGACTAATAATCGAATTAGTAGTTTAAAAGCTGCTAATAGTATTGTTAAGCAAAATCAGGATTTGCTAGAATCTGCGCTTGCAGGAACCAATTCAGTTGAATCGATTGTAGTTAAAATGCGAGAGGTTGCATATGAAGCTCAAGATGATCAGTTAACATCTGTAGCTCGGGCAGCTCTAGTTGATGAATATAATAACCTAGCATCTGAAATTGATTGGACAGCTCTTAATACTGAATATGATGGAACTTCATTACTTGATGGAACTTTTGGTACAAGAGAAGTTACGATTGGTGGTCCTAAGGAGGACCAGAATGTTGATATTTCTTTGGGGGATTTAACTCTAGAAGGATTGGGTATTGGTACTCATGATGTTGTTTTGGATGCAAATCATTCATTAGTCGGTGCGGATAACGGAAATGGTGGAATATGGTCTGTTGGGGATACAGTTACTATAGCCAGTTCTAATGTAGATTCTGAGGGTGCTGCAGAAGATGCAATTGTGAGATTGGATGCGGCCCTTGCTACGTTAGAAACAGAACGTTCAAGTACGACTGCAGAAATTGAAAGATTTAATTTTACAATTTCTCATCTTACTACAATGGTTGAGTTGAATGAAGAATCCGTTTCTACACTTACAGATTTAGATGAAGTTGCAGAAATGGCTAATCTTGCTCAATTGCAAATTCAACAACAGACTACGATGGCGTTGATGGCTCAAGCACAACAATTGTCTGGAAGTATTCTACAGTTATTAGGTGGTTAATTTTAATGTCACTTAATATTTCTGATGAAGAATATGAAATGGTTTCTAGTATAATTGCAAATCCCAAGAAGTTTATGAAGGATATTGAAATTTATGTGAAAAGGTATGATATATCATACCTTGAAGCCATTATGCAATATTGTGAAGATAATAATTTGGAAATAGAATCTGTTCCTAAGTTGGTTGGAAATCCATTAAAGGAAAAATTGGAAGCAGAAGCTATTAAACTAAACTTTCTACCAAAAACAGGAACGTTGCCTATATGAGGAGAAAAATGTCACCGTATGAAGTCTACAAATTATATTTGGGATTAAGACTTCATTTCGTTAATGAAAATTATGACTTTGTGAAATACAACGGTGGTGTGAAAGCAAATGTTAAATCCTTTGAAAAAAGAAAGGATAAACATTTTTTCAATCGTTTGTCATGGAGTATGAAGGATGAAGATATTAGGAAATTGCTTATTGCGAATTTTGCAATAGGTGATTCCTATGGTGGAATAGACAATATTAAAAATGCTGAAGGAGTTTATTCTGAATGGAAAAAACGAATTCAGTCGTTGTCTTATGTGTTTCGGGCTGATATAAATACTTTGCTTGGTAAAGTTGAGTGTTTTGATGAGTTGTTTAAAGTTGTTGATGATAATGCAATAATTTTAATTGCTTTATATCAGGAAGATATTAGTCTTGAAACTTTTGTTATACTGGATAAAATTCTTGGTTTTGTCCAAGCAATAGATCGTCAGTTGGACGATGATCTCATTTGGCCTGAATGGAGAATGAGGATTACTAAGTATGGTAAGTTTCTTAATTTAGATATCGAAAAATTTAAAGGTATTTTAAAAAAAGAACTTGCCATTCTGTGAATAATATGTTATACTATATGTCATAGTAGCGTTTTGCTATTATGTGGATATTTCGTATACAACTAATACAATTAATATAAGAGGATACAATTAATATGTCTTTTAAGAATTTAAAACGGAATCGTCAAACAGATTTGGATAAGCTCACTAGTGAGCTTCAGAAAACTCAAACTACTCGACAGTCATATGATGATGATCGAATATGGAAACCAGAAAGAGATAAATCAGGTAATGGTTATGCAGTTATTAGATTTTTGCCACAACCAGAAGGTGAAGATATTCCTTGGGTTAGAATTTTTTCTCATGGGTTTCAAGGTCCAGGTGGTTGGTATATTGAGAATTCTTTAACAACTCTTAATGTTCCAGATCCTGTTAGTGAATTTAATACTTCTTTATGGAATAATGGAACCGAACAAGGTAAGGAGCAAGCAAGGAAACAGAAACGAAAGTTACAATTTGTTTCTAACATTTATGTAATAACTGATCCAGCTAATCCTGATAATGACGGTAAAGTTTTTCTATATAAATATGGGAAGAAAATCTTTGATAAAATTCAAGAATCTATGAATCCTGAATTTGAAGATGAAACTCCCCTCAACCCATTTGATTTCTGGCAAGGTGCCGATTTCAAAATAAAGATCCGTACATTAGACGGATTTGTAAATTATGATCGTAGTGAATTTGATCCTACTTCAGAGTTTTTAGGTGGAGATGATTCTAAACTAGAGGAGATTTATAATCAGCAATATAGTCTTACTGATTTGATTGCTGAGGATAAATTTAAAACCTATGATGAATTGAAAGAAAAATTTGAACGTATTATGGGACTTCAGTCTGGTACTGATCGAGTTCAATTCGAAGCTGTAGAAGATACAGTTGATCCTGTTACTTCTAAAGAAGAAGTTAGTTCTGACGTTCAATTCTCAAAGGCCCCTGAGTTACAGGATGATGATAATATATCATATTTCCAAAAATTAGCTGAGGAAGCTTAGGTTATAATTAATCACAACGATAAGGGAGGCTTAGTCCTCCCTTTTTTTATTAAGGAGAAATGATGAATCGTATAAAAAGATCCGTGAGTATAATTACAGGGTTACTATTAGGACTTATTTTAGTTTCTTTTTTAGCAACTACTGTAAAGTCTGCTCCTGTATGGACTGATGATAGTAATAGGTTGAGAGAAAATTTTCGAGAAAGGATTGGTCAGTTAAGATCAGAACGAGGAATTGCACAACGATATGTGAATATGTGGTTTGTATTATCCTTTAGTTTGGATTTGGATGAACAAGATTTTACGGCAGCTAGAAGAATATTTGCACAATCTATATCAAAGGTTGGTTTAACATTTAAAGAGGAACATATTCCGAAGGGGGAATACAAAGAAATTTTTGAAAAACTTTCTAAAGATCTTACACGAGTTATAGGACAGGAAAAATTTGATAAATTAATTAAGATGTCTAATAATAGGTCTGGTGGTCAACGAAGGCCGCGAAGAGGTCGGATGGAATTTGGTAGGGATGGTAAACGCAGACATCCAAATAAGAAAGTTAAACCTAAGAAAAAACCAGAAGAATTATAAAATTGAAAGGGGACCAATTTGGTCCCCTTTTTTTTAGACTGTTGCTAGATGGTAAGTTGATTGGACAAGACTGTTGTCGGTAGCAGTTCTTTTTAGTCCAATGGTTTGTTTGTTTGTACTAGATACCGATGTAGTATTATTCGATATCATTTGTACTATTGCACCTTCCCCAGATAATTCTGATCTCATATCCAAATTCTCCTCCTGTGTTCCTACCATTGTTCTGGTTTCAGGTGTGAACTCTGAGAATTTCCCTACTAAAAGAGTTTGAACTTCCATTGTTTCAGAAGACCGAGTAGGTTCTGCTTGACCTGCTGGTGCTGCTGTCTGCGATTTTATAAGTTTGTTCGCAAATGGAATTAGAGATAACGCTCCTAACAATGGTATCACGGGTATTAAAGATAAAGCAGATAGTGAAAACGCTGCGATTGCTCCTGCTAACGCAAGAAATCCTTGTGCCATCAGGAAGATTTGATCACCTCCTGGCCATACCTCAAATAGTTTAGATAGTCCAATTGCGGCTACTCCTAAGGCCAATAATCCTGGGATTGCCATTAATGATCCCATTCCAAAATATACTAAACTAGCTCCAAGTGCAAGAAACCCTCCTGCTAGTCCTATAAAGTTTCTAAACGGTATTTCTGCTAATGATTGTATACCTTGTACGATTGCACCCATAATATTTACTATCACTTGACCAATAGTTTTTATTACTTTACCGATTGCCCCGATTATTTTTACGAGACCTCCTAACACTACTTGGAAGAATGGAGCAGCTATTCTAAGTGCAGTCGCCATTCCCATTATCGCTAAGGTTACAACTCCCAGTGCAGCTGCTCCAATAGCTAGAGAATAGGGATCTATTTTACCCAATGCTTGGAATAGAAATGCGATTCCTTCACCTAGTCCTTTCATCAAGGTGATAAACGTTTTAGTTAATACTTTTGCAATTTTCCCTATTATATCAGCAATACCTTTCACCAATGTTTTGAATAGGGTAATTACAGAATCGAGTATACTAGTTATTCCGTCTATAACTCCTTTTATAGATTTAATTATTCCATCGCCAATAGATTTGATAGCCCCTCCAGGATCAAATCCTTTTATATCATCAATAGGTTTGGATAAAGAAAGTTCTTCAGACTTTCCTCCCGACTGGTCTTTAGCCATGTCTAGTTGCTTTTCTTCCAACTTCAACATGTCCCCCATTAAGTCGACCAGCTCTTTTAAATACGGTGGACTTCCTCTAAGACCTAAGTCTTTGGCAATTGCAGATGCATTGTCTTCCGTTATTCCTGGTACGTCACCTGAATCATCTCTTTCTACATAAGACTGTAATTGAGCAAGTCTTTCTTCTGCAGCTTTTTGTAGTACCATTTGATCACGGATTAATTCGGGTACTTTCATTCCCTTTTCTTCTGCCCGAATTCTAGTCATTTCATCTACTGCAGATTGAGCTTTTTCTTTTTCAATTTTTATTTGTTCGTTTGAAGCAGCTATTATTTCACCTACATTTTCCCCACCTCTGGTGTCTACTACAGAATCACCAATAGCATCTCCAAGTATACCGAATTCTTCATTCATTCCAGCAAGTCTAGCTTCTTGTACTTGTTCCCATCCTTCTGCGAATGGGTTTTTACTCATCATTTTTTCAAAGGCATTTTCTTGTGCTTCACCAGATTCTAATTGTCTTTGTCTTTCACGTTTAGCGAGAATTTTTTGTCTTAATTTTTCTGCTTTCTTTTCTCGTTTTACTCTGGCTTTTTCTTCCTTTATTCTCATTCGTGGGCCCATAAATGCTTGGAAGTAGGCATTTTCTTTTATACCTTCACTCCATCCACCCAATGTTCCCATGATGTCATCACCAAATATATTTTCTCCTATTTTCCCTAGACCTTTACCTAATGTTTTGGTTATGATATTTCCAGTTTTTTCTTGTTTTTCTTTGCTAGATTTTTCTATGTTTTCTATAAATGTGTCGAACGAACCACTTAATCCTACTGTTATGCCTGCGAATACTCCACCCAATTCTGCCATTTGTTTTTGATGTTCATCGACAGAATCTCCTATACCTTCACCGATTGCTGTTTGGGTGGATTCCATTCCTTGTAGTCCACCTCTGATGGAAGTCATTAAAGCATCTAATTTCCCTTCAGCACCATCAACTCCGTTTTCAACATCTGTTAATGTTGATTTATATTTTTCCATTTGGGAGTTGGATTTATCCATCGCTTTGGAAATATCATTATATTGTTTTTCGGTAAGGGAACCTTTATTTTTAGCTTCTTCGGCAGATGCGGCATAGTCTTTCATTTGGTCTGAAAGTGCATCTAAATCACCTGCTGTAGCTTGACCACTATCAGAGAACTTTTCCATGGATTGATTTAGTCCTTCCATGAATCCACTAGCTTCCTGCAAAGCTTTGTTATATTCTTTAACTTCGCCAGATAGTCGTTTAAGTTCTTCCTTTCTAGTTTCTTCTGCCATAACCTCTTACCTTTTTTTCATTGACATTTTTTGATTTTCTTTTTTAATTCGTTCGTTTTCTTTTTCCACATGCTCCGCAAGAAGTGAAACATAAATTTCTCTTTCCCAAGGCATCATGTTTTCTAATTCTGATAAACTATATTTGTGATGTTGAATCATTGCAAAATTTGTCATATGCATATTTTGTAGATTATCATGACTCAACATTAGCCGAAAAAATTTGCCATACCTTCCAACGTTGTTTTGGATTGATGTTTACATGATCGACAAGTATAATTTACATCTAATGAAAGTTTTGGTATAGTATCAAAAAATGATCTAATATCTTCAAATTGTAGTTGGGATAATGATTCAAAGAATTCGGTTTTTTCTTCGTTAGAATAATCATCCATTTTGTATGTTTCGGCATTATCCCATATATATTCCACACAATCTTCAATGACTTCAAATATTTTATTACTGTCTGCCAGTAATTCTTCATCCAACATCATATCTAATTTTGGGTATTTCATCATAATACCGATGTTTTCAGTTAGGTTAATTTCTTTGGTATGTTTTTTATCCTGTTTAATTTTTACTTTATTTAGATCCACGTTTAGTGGAATAGGGTTTTCGCATTCTTGACAAGTTATAGAAACTGTTGTTTTTTCACCTACTGATTTAGAACGTAGGTTTAATAGAATATGTTCGAGTTCGAATAGGGGTAAGTCATTTATATCTAAGTCTTCAATTATACAATTACTTATGATTTGTTTCATTGCATTTATTAATTCTTTTTGATCTTCCCCTTCCATTGCTATCATTAAGATTTTTTCTTCTTTAACTAAGAATGGTCGATAAGTAATTTTTTTATCAATTGATATAAGATCCAATTCATAAGTTGGAATATCTAATTTTGGTAATGCCATAATTTATTCACTCCTAAATTTATATTTCGTTATTAGCCAACCATATATCGTAGGCTATTTCTACGGTAAATTCAATTTGATCCATTCCTTCATAGGTGAGTTCTGCTGCTCCTACGTTGGTAGGGTATGCTGATAGTAATCTTATTTTGTGAGTGGGTTTTAAATCACTGTTTAAATACTCTATATCTAAGTCATAAGCATATTCGTCTTTATATCCTATTACAGCTGTGTTTCTGTCACAAACGTTACCTATCCAGTTTTGGAAAAATCTGAGTTCAGGTAATCCATTATCTCCTTCACCATTAGTACACCTAAATGTCATTTCTACATTTTCATAGGATTGTTGAATTGGAAATGGGTAGGTAGATCCAAAACCTTGAAAATAGTCTTCTACTTCAAATGATATTCCGGGAAGAGAAACACTATGACAGGTATGACCTAACATATCATTTATTGATTGACTAACAGTGGATCCTGATCTACTTCCGCCTATGGTTATTTTATACCTAGACTTAGGAGCATATCCTTTATTTCTACTTATATATCCTAAAATAGTTGCTGCTGAAAAACTTTCGTTCATTATTATCTCCCTGCAGACCAGACACTTGATTTAGATTTCTTTTCAAATCTTTCTACTGGTAAGAAAATAGCCATGTCCCAGTCTGATGAAGGTACGGTTAAAAATCTACTTCTTACTTGTTTTGTTAAATATCTTTTGACAGTGTTATTCCAAGGTTTAGATTTTATTAGTTTAGAGGGGACATTTAAAGATTGTCCATTTTTTGATACATAACTATCCATAAATTTGGCACGATCTCTAGGGGGAACATAATGTAAATTTATTCCCATGAATCCGCCACTATACTTATCGACTATCACACACAAAGGAAATCTATCATAATATGGTAATTTTTTCTTGTCTCTCGGATCGTATAAATACATATACATTCCACCAACTTGAGGATTTGAAACTAGTCTATTTCGATCCTTTAACATTTGTAGAGGGGAAGTTGAGTCCAGTTTTGCGGCTTGTTGTCGCATCCATTTTACTGATGCTTTTCCTGCCGATTTAGCAGTCTTTTTTAGTTTGTCGAAAATTCCTTCGTATAACATTATGGTAAGAGATGATCTTCTGTTAAGAGTTTAAATTCCCAGCCTTTAGAGTTGCAAAATTCCCTTGCAGCTTTCCACTTTGCTGTATTTATAATAAAGTTCTTAGACTCGTATAAAAATGTTTTTTTATTTTTTCTTTCTTTAGGTGGATAACATTGATGTTTTGGTTTAACTTCGATAATTAGTTCTTGTATTTG